AGCATCATCGCGGTTTAAATCGCTTGTGCTAAATACTTCAGCTTGCATCTGATCTTCAGATTTAGCGCGCTTTGCCTCTTCAATTGCATCTTGCAGCGTGGTATGTTCGCTACTTTCAATTGTATTCCATGCTGAAAAGTAAACCACTTCAAAGCGTTCTACTGGATTGCCGACGATGGCTTCTTTTTCTCCGCGCTCGATAGCTCCGGTGACGTGATACTGTAATGCTGTTAATGCGTTATTCATTGTTCTTCTCTTTCGTTATAGGTTAATGCGTAATTGCACCAACCATCATTCACACAATCGGCGACAACTCAAGATTTATTTTCAACTATTTTTCAAGATCAAGTGACGATCCCGGCGTCACAATACCATCACCCTCATAAGAGACAGAGAGACAGCCCATACCAAACAACACAATTCCCTTATCCCTACTAATCCAGTAAAGTATCAACGTATCATCATAACTTGATGCTTGAATACCCGAATAGAATGCATACCCCCACCCAAAAACAAACTTTGATCCATGCGCATGCAGAGTTTGAGTCATCAAACTAGCCTGCTACTGAGTTTCAGTCTCTACTAGCACACCACCGGGGGGCGGGGGCCAGCACACGCAACCGCTCTCTTGTATAGTATATATAAACCCGCCTCTCAAAAATTATTTTTCCATACGAAACCCCTTATAGGGACTAAGAGTATATAGGTATATATTACGGGTGTAAATATTACACCCAATGGTCTTATTTCAACGACTTACGTAATTAGTATGTGGGGTTGACAGGGCGTGATGTGTGGTGCAATATGTATGGATTATGGTATCTAGGATCAATGAGGTGGAGTGGAGGTATAACAACGAGTGGGACTGGGAGGAGTCTATGCCTATTTGGGAGGATAGTGGGCTAAGTGTGGCGGCGAAGGGGGTTTGGGCGTATATGAGGTCTAGGCCCCATGGATGGGATTTTAGTGCGGAGCGCATAGGTCGGGCCTTGGGGTTGTCAAAGAAGACGGCATTGAAGTATATGAAGGAACTGGAGGAGTCTGGTTATTTGTATGGTAGGAGGGTTAAAAACCGAAGAATGGAGTATTCGTTGTCTTCTAAGCCTCACGAGGTGGCGTTTACTGTTAAGATAGAGAGGGGGCATTTTCCGAAGCCGAAGAATCAGGAGTATGTGGAGGCTAAGGCTCGGAATCATAAGCCGACGTTGAAGCAAGCGGTGGAGTATGTGTCGGTGGCGTATAGTGCGTATGGGCATATACAGCCTTCGGTAATTGAGGATATGCTGACGTTACGTGCCAAGTGGGGGAGTTATGGAGATTTGAATGGTTGGATGGTAGCGAATCGTGACTTAATTGCTTCGTATTTTGGTTTACCGGACGAGGCGGCTGGTGTCTTTTAGGTATCTAGAATTATGGGGGGTTGACACGTAGGGAAATCGTGGTAGCATGGGGCTTTATTGAAACAAAGTTTATTAGCCTAAAGCATGGACGAGGACATATTACAAAAGATTCGTGAGATCCTGGGGGAGCATTGCCCGGCTTGGGCGGTTGTGGCTGAGGATGCTGAGGGGAACTTTTGGAGTGATTACTCTACACCAGTTGTGGGGAGGGCTTTGCACGACCATGCGTCCAATGAGCTAAGTAAGCAGTTGGATTGGGACGATGCGGAGGTTGATTGGTCTGAAGAAACGGAAATTGAAGACGGAGACGAATGGAAGAACGGATAACTGCTAATATTTTCGACATTAGTTCAATATACGGGCACAATTACTAAGAACTTAACAATTATGTTCAACGACACGCATGAGTAGCGATAACACAGAAATCCAAGCCCTCACGGACGACATAGCAGCTAAGGTTCGTGAATATGTCTGCAACAGGCCGGAGGGGCGAGGACGACCTACGTTCCCCGTTGCCCATCCAGAGAAGGCCGTAGAAGCCCTGACGTTGCTCTCTACGGGGCAAAGCATCAAGAAGGTGTATGAGCTTACAGGGGCGACTACAACGACTGTAGCGAGGCTTAAAAGCGACTTTGCTGACTACCTACAGGATTGGAAAGCGGTTGGTGGGCAGGTTAGTGGTGGATTGTATTTTGAAGCGTCTGAATACGTCTCTGACTTGTTTGAGGACTTGCGGAAGGCTAGGGAGCGTGGAGACTGGGATGCGGTGAAGGCGTTGTCGTCTGCTTTGGCTTCGACGAATAAGGTGGTTGAGGTGGCGAACAGGCACGCCATGAACGCCAGGGGCGAGGCGACGCAGCACATTAAGGTGGACAAGACGGCTACAGTTGAGGACGTTAAAAAGGCGGCTGACGAGGCGTTGAAGTTGATACAGGAGGCGGAGGTTATAGAGAATGAAGCATGAAACTATATTTCAACTGCCACATGGGGATGTCGTGGTTTCGGAAGACTTGCGGAGCCGAATCCTGAAGATGGATACTGGAAGTGATGAATATCAAGGGTTGGTCAACCGACTGGATTACATACTCACTTTATCGCTTCGTGAGACCGGCGAAAGGAAAACAATTTATATCAAATGAGTCTTAGCTTTAGCCCACACCCAATCTTGGTTACCCCTACGCCAGAGCAGATTGTTGCTTTGTCGAAGACACCAGAGGGGGCAAATGCCCTCATTGAATGGCACAAGAAGCATGAGAGCGCGATTAAGGCGGCTGAGGAAGATCCCGTATACAAGGGTTTTCCACTAGACCAGCAGAAGTTAGTTGAAGATACGTTGTATAAGCCAGAGATTGACGAGGTGTGGGTGCTAGGCGGGAACAGGTGTCTTGGTGGAAAGCAGCAAATATATCTGTCGTGCAAGGAACGCCTAGTAAACGTAGAAGATATTGACCACGATTTTAGGGTTCTTTCTTATGACGAGCGAACTGGTCAAGAAGTTGAGAAAAACGCTTCTCGTCCATTTCGCAAACCGAATCAAGACATATATCTAATTCAGACAAGTGACGGTCAACGTCTTGAAGTTTCGCTAAACCACCGAGTCCTTGCAAATTCCCAATGGCATTCTGTAAGCGAGTTATCCGAGACTGTTTTTCCCGACGCTTACTTGACCAAGACGGAAAGCGACGATTTTTCAGACCTTCCCTTATCCGACGGAGACCATCTTCTGTCCATTTTGGACATTTCCCTTTTAGCGTCTCTGCAAGGTGTTCGGCGTTTGTGGAATACAATTCGAGATTCTCAATCCGGTTGTCGTCTTTTTTACCGTTGCGGTGATGGACAACTTCATCGCGTGTTAGGTATCGGCCAAGGTGTTCCTCCATCACTAGACGATGCTCTAGAACGTATTTTTTCGTGCGGTGAGTCGTTGGATGATCGGGGCTATAAACTTGCACATACCCGTCTTTATTTACTATGCGACCGCCCTTCCACTCTGGATGACCTTCGCCGCTTCTGGGACCAGTCCTCTGACATCTTATCCCGTGCTTCTTGCAAACCTTGTAGATCAGTTTCGCAGTCACGCGAGGATCAAGCACATTGCAAAGATGATCTGCAATCCACTGTTGAGTCTTCCCATCAACTTCAATCCACTCGCGGATTTGATCAACGGGGTATTCGATTTTATTATGTATCGGCATATGATGGTAAGGTAAAATACTTTTGCCCAGTTGTCAAGTCTGATTACCTCCGAAACGATGTTGTGTGGGACTTTGAGGTTGAGGACACACACAACTATTTTATTGGAAACATCGTCAATCACAACAGCGGAAAGAGTTTTTCGGCGGCAAGGATGGTAATGCAGGCTTTGCTTGAGAATCCGGGAACGGAAATTACGTGTTGGGCGCAGAACGAGGATGCAAGCATTGAGCGTCAACAGCCTTACCTATGGGAGATGCTGCCAGCAAAATACAAGACCAAGATGAAGGATGAGACATCCAAAATCAATTGGTCGAAAGCAAGCGGATTTACGGCAAAGAAGTTTATCCTGCCCAACGGCTCGGTATGCTATTTCAAATACTACTCTCAGTTCCAAAACGACGATACCATGATTGAGGGTGCGACGTTTGGTGCGCCAGAAAAGGAGTGTGGTTACGTAAACATTGGAACTTGGTGCGATGAATACCTTGGGGATGATACGCTTCTTGGACGTTTGCGTTCTCGTTGCGGTGACTACAATGCCAAGATTCTGTTGACCTTTACGCCAATGCGCGGTTACACGCCAACTGTGGGGAAGATGCTGGATGGTGCGTCTGTGCTTGAAGCCAAGAAAGCCGAGCATCCGGTTTTGGATGGAGAAATGATGCCATTGAGGATGAAGCCAAAAGACAAGCCAGAGGCTTCGGTGATTTTTTACCACTCAGACATGAACCCGTTTTCCAACTGGAAGCGTCTTTTCCGTAACAATGCGAACGAAGACAAGGCGACGGTCAAGAAAGTTCTGTATGGCTATCCAACCAAGAGCATGACGGCAATGTTTAGTTCGTTTAGCCACCACTCGCACGTTTACAATCCGGAAGAAAAGAAATATAACTTTGCCGACAAAAAGAAGTGGACGACTTACCAAGTCATTGACCCTGCCGGAACGAAGTCGTGGTGTAGTATATGGGCGTCTGTCAATGCCGATAAGGACATTCGTGTGTGGGCAGAGTTTCCAGACAGAGCAACGTATGGCGAGTGGGCGGTAGAGGGCAAGGCGGTTGTTAGGCAGGACGACTCTATCCAATGGAAGAAGGGGCCAGCGGCAGAGCATTGTGGTGGATTGTCGCTGCGCGATCTAAAGACGGAGTGGACCAAAATTGAGGACAAGGTTGAAGTTTACGAGCGAATCATTGACGTTCGGTTTTCACACAATCCAAAGCAAACCGCAGAAAGCGGAGACAAGACCCTTGCTGACGAGTTGGCAGAGATTGGGGTGTGGACAGTTCCAAGTGTTGGGGCAACAGAGGAAGTTGGATTGCCTTTAATACAACAAGCCCTAGCTTTGCCAGATAAGTCAAAGCCCTTTGATTACAACACCAACAGGCCACGGCTTATGTTTAGCGAGTCGGTTGGCAACTGTATATTCTCTGTTTTGAATTATTGCAAGAACGGAAAGAAGGACGAAGCACTCAAGGACTTCATTGACCTTTTGCGCTACCTTATGACGGCAGGAGGCGGCAACGGACCAGAACACTATGACGAATCAGCATTTAAACAGGAACGAACAACAGGAGGCTATTGATGAAACCTAAAGAATTGGCAAAAGAATATGGCGTAACAGCCATGCAGGTTGGGAAGCGGCGCAAGTCGTTCTTCCCCGACACCGAGGGCGGCGACCTTACCAAAGAAGAAGTTGCCGTGCTACGTGAATACTACGAGGGGTTGGACGACCTGGAAGAGCGTAAGGCTATGGAGGATGTCGTTAAACCCCGTTACGTTGAGGGGGTAATAACATACACCAAGCCCAATTGTAGGCGCGTAGAGGTGCGTTTACTTCCCAACTACGAGCGTATAATTGCCCTAATGCACACACCACACTGCAAACAATTTTTAATGAAGAAAACCAAATTTGAGGTTATTGAAGATGAACGAGGAAAACACTATCGACACGAATCACTGTCAGGCCGTGCGTGGCAATGTTAATTTAGAGGAGGGTTCGCGCCACGACTCCCTTGCTTGGCTTGCGTGGGAGCAGCTTCAACGCGGAATAGTTCGTGGCTCATCTAAGATGGACACCGAAGAAATAAGTTATTTTACAGGCATGAGTTACGATTCTGTCAAAGAAATACAAAAACAAGGTTTGATTAGATTTACCACATTAGTATAATACCCTTATGCAAGATGCACACCTTGAAGGGCTAACCTATGTCCAGAGTGAGCCGGATATGTTGGCCCTGCGTAGGGCTTACGATGACGACGTAAACGATTCCTCTGGTTTTTTTGACAACTGCGCGGATTCTTGGAATCAACGTCGTAACCTTTGGAACGGCAAAACCCGCGACCAAAAGAAACACGCTTTAGACGCAAAGCCCTGGCGTTTTGCTTCTGACCAAGAGGTTCCCGTCATTGATCCACGCATTAACACCCTTGTGGCGTTGATGATGAACGCCGTGAGGGACGGCAACCTTACAGCACAACCCGTAGGAAGTAACGACGTAGAACGTGCGGCTGCGACTTCCAACTTTATGCGCTGGTGTATCGACGCTTGGGTAGTAGGGTTCTACGACCAAATTGAGTTGACGTTGAACCATATGCTTGAGAAGGGTTATGCTGCTACGTTTGTAGGGTGGGAATCTAAGAAGCGCCAGCACCTTGAGCAGATTGACATTGAGCAAATTGCTGAGACTGCGCCAGAAGTTGCGGAAATGCTCATGGACGTTGACCGCGAGGAAGAGGTTATTGCTATGTTGCAAGAAACCTTTGAAGGTGTTAAAAAGTCTCGTGCGCGTAAGGCTCTTAAACAACTACGTAAAACGGGTGTGGCTGAAATACCTATTGTAGTTGGCGACATCAACCGTCCCTGCATCTGCGCACAAGACCCCGCTTCAGACATTATTATCCCGTCTTATACAATGGACGCAAGCAAGATGCACCGCGCCCACCTGCGCCACTTTATGACGGCACAGGACATTGAGAACATGGTTGCGGCTGACGAAGTGGACAAAAGGTGGGCAAAGGAAGTTATTGAAAACCACATGGGGGTAACACAATCAGAACTTGATGGTCCCTATGCTCAACGGGGTTACTACCACTACAACCGAAACTCTACATTGTTCGACAGCGGCAGCAAGGACGCCGAGGATCTGGTTGAGGTGGTGCGCACGTTCCAACGCTTTATCGACCCCGACGACGGCGCAGAAGGCATTTATCAAACCATTTGGTGTCCCAAGCAGGCAAAAACCGGCACAGATGACTACGGCAGCTTTGAACTGATGAATGGTTGGGACGAAATGCCGATTGCAATTACACCGCTTACACGGGACACCAAACGTATTCTCGACGTTCGCAACGTATCCAACTTACTGAAAGGCAATCAACGCCAAGCCAAGGTTACACGGGACTCATACATTGACCAAATGTCAATTGCCATGAACCCGCCACGCACACACCCTGCTGGACGTCCTGCGGCTCAATGGGGTGCAGGTGCAGACTTTGCTACCCGTCGTGGCGAAGAAAACCTCTACCGGACACTGGATCTTCCCGACACGCGT